TTGGAAATTGCGGCAATCAACCTTATTCCTCGTTGGGAGCGTTTTGCCGAGGCTAATGAATTGCAAGGGGAGTACAACCATATCAATAATAATTTCCAAAACCTGGCAAACCATAAAGTGTTCATGAACACATTATGTGCTTGCGGGGATGTTGAGAGAGTACCCCAAACACCACCTGGAGAACCGCCAGGTTGGTGGGAAAGCATAGTCGCTGAGGCATGTGCCACACCACTGCCGAAAAAGCGTAAAGACTGGCCGAAATTCATGAAGACTTTAGGTCTAAAGCAAATTCCCGGTCTTGAGGCCCATGTTCTTAACCGCAAGCCTAAAGCAAATGTGCAGACTACAACCCCAAAGCAAATTATGGACTCTCCTGCCACCATACGAGTTAAACAAGATTTGGCAGCAACCGCAGTTGCATTGCAAGAGATTGTCAATTCTCTCGAGGGCGCACCTTGTGAACGATGCCTTCGTATTGGTCGATTGTACATGGACGTTAAGGGTGAAGAGCACAAATTGTGCAAACCATGCCGGAAAACTTCTGCACTAGTGTTGACTAGAGTCCCAAAGGCCAAAGCCAAAGTTCCCACACCAACCACTCCGCCTTCTGAAGACGATGAACTCCCCGTAAAAGTCAACTGGACTGAAGAGCAACAAGAGCAGTGGTTAGCAAAGAAAGCAAAGGAGGACAAAGTTGTTAGCAAACCAACTACGCCAACGGTTGTACGTCAATCTGTTCAAAACATAGCAAAAATTTCCGAACAAAGGGGTCTGCAAAAACATCCGCTTGGTGGTTTCAAGACGAAAGAAGCCGAGTTGCAATATTTCTTGGCGAAAGAAGAAGAACGAATATTTGCTATCCCAGCTTTAGTTGCACAGATGCGCGAAGGGAAGAGTTCTAAGTTCGGTAATCGTGCGGGTGCGAAATTTAATGAAATGCAACAGTGGTTCAATTTGCCAAACACTCCTGGCAAAACGGCACTAGATCTTTGTGCAGCGCCCGGAGGTGCAACCAAATTACTTTTGCACAAAGGATATCGTGTAGTAGCAGTTACACACCCGGACGGTTTCAAATTATTCCCTGAATTGGTTAACAATAAGGAGGTCGACGTGCACATGGAAGACATTCTCAAAACCACGCACTTTGAATCTCATTTCGTTAAGAAAAAACCACAAATTGTGTTTGCCGACGGAGCCGTTCCAGGTTTAGAATGCGGTTCCATAGATCAAGAATCTCAAAATTTTGACTTGCTGTTAATGGAAACAAAGTTAATATTACGCAATTGTGCACGAGAAGGTTCCGCTGTTCTTAAATTCTTTAGCGGTCTGACTGAGGACACTAGAGTAATAATTGGTAATCTTTCTGAAGCCTTTGCAGAATGGGACATCATCAAACCTGATAGCAGCAGACCTGGCAACGCAGAATTATACTTTGTCGGTAGAGGTTTCAAACCAAGTTTAGGCAACAAAATTTTGAACGCTCTCAATGCTAAAAATTGTTTTAACTTTTCTTCTTTAGTACGTTCAAAAATTCTCAAGCTAGCAGAAAAGAGGTTAAAATTTCTGCAATCGATGGTGTATTTACCACCAGTTTCATTGACAGCTCAGCACATTCAATTTAAGCACTCCATTCATTATAATAAATTCAAAGCTATTGCAGATGCCCGTAAGGCAAAATGGGGTGACAGGTTTTGCATTCCTGATGTGCAGTGCGGTCACTTTCTTCGCGAAATGGTCACAAATTATAAATTGGCCAAAGCCACCGAGGACAATTGGTTTTATGAGTTGCACACAAAATTAGCCGAACGATACAACAAATTGCAACCATTGCGCACGTACCAAAACTTCCCTATGAAGATACATCAAGCGGTTACAGGTGCCGGAAAAACTGTTGAAATCGAGAAGAAGTTCGATCCATGGAAAGACCGTTTTATTTGCCCTTTCAATAAACTTAGAGATGATTTCACTCGGGCCATTCGAGAGAAATTTCCGAAAGCCACACATGACTTTGCTTTCACAATGGACAACGCCTTATTAAGAGGAGATTGGGCTTCAGTCCGGAATGTATATGTTGACGAGATGACCTGTTTACCAATCCAATGGTACATTTTACTCATGACTCTTTCGCCACAAGCCGTAATCCATCTTAGCGGTGACGTTCATCAAACCGGTTACATGGACAAGTACGGGTATATGAGTGCAAACGCGGCGATCATTCACTGGACTGAATTTTTGCCAGCCCCGAAGGTCAGTCTTGAAACTAGAAGATTCAGCGCGGTAATTTGTGATCTTTTGCAGAACGTTTGTGCTTATGAAATTTACCCAGCGAAAGATTCTCGTTTTACTCGTGGTGATCCTCCAACCAAATTGACACGTTCAGGAATGGATGATAGGATAATGGATGCTGATCTAAACATTGCTTACACAAATAAGACCAAGAAACATTTAATGGAAATGAACATCCAATGTTCAACTGTTAAGGCCTGTCAAGGTCAAAGCGTCCAAAAGGTTAACTTGTTCATGTCAAATTCTAAGGGAGACCGTGACTTGTACTCTGTTAGAGAACTGAATATTGTAGCACTTTCGCGTGCATCGCATCATTTGAACATCGTTGATGCTGACGTTGGCACATTAAACAACATAGGTTGGGGCTTAGAAGTAATCCCACTTAATCATGAAATTACTACTGGACTACCATTTGTTCCACCGACCCATGTTGTGGAAATGCATCCGTTGTTTGAACCACCCAAGAAAGAAGTAATTGGTAAGGATGCTGAGTTCGACGCTCATGTACTCGAGACGAGCTTACCTGGTGAAGGTCTAGACCTTCGAGTACAAAAATATGCTTTCGACTTTAGCTCACCACTTAGTCGCTCTGTCATTTCAGCCGGTGCCATAGTTAAAACAACACCTGAACTAAAACGTCGACTCACTTACAATGCTTATGGTAAAGCATACACATCAAGCCCGCAGCAAAGCTACTTTACTGCATTGAATCGTATGGCAAATTCATCTTCTACCAAAGGCATGATGTCGATGCAAGCCACTCGCTCTGTTGCTGATGCTGCCCGCAAAAAGTTCTTACGTGATGACATTGACTTTGAATTGTTTCACATGAGGCTTGGAGAATCAGTTATGAAAGTCTTTGACAAGTATAAGAAGTCAGGACGTTTGAAGGACCTTGAGCCAATTGACTACACAGTTCATGGCATTATCCGAATGTTCATTAAGGCGCAAACGAAGATTAAGGATGACG